CTAAACGAGGACTACATGCTTCTGCCTTTGGTGCAAAATATCCTGCCCCAATAAAAGCAAGTGCTATAGATCCCAAGAGACCTATAGCAGCAACTACTTTCTCATTTGCTCGAACTCTTTCAGTGAGCTCCTTCTGTTTCTCCAGTAATCTCTCCACTTGAGATTCCAGTACTGCTATCTTCACTGATTTGGTCATTTGGATACCAAGTATCATACATGAATATGTAGTAAATTGCAATCCCTACACCAATAAGAAGGATAGCAAGCATGATATTAATTGACCAAACTACTTCGCTCATGATACCTTAAAACTGTTTAGGATGTGTAACTACATCACCATGTATTTCACCAATATCATCAATGTGTGCATGGTCTATATCAACATGCAAACCTCTTTCATAGAAGTCTGCAATTCTTTCCAATGCATTAGCAATGCGAACTAATTCTTCACTCAATCTCTTTGCCTCCAATCATCAGATCGTTCATTATGGAACCAGTCTACCACATCTTGTGGATCTTGAAAACCCCTTCGATGATGAGTTGAATCGGGGTCTCCAATGTTCAACTCATTCAGAAAAGAATCTGTTGGATCTACAGATATTCTTCTTGCGGTATTCAACATACCTCTAGCAGCTGTATTTGCTTTTGCTAATTTCTCTGCCCAGATCATATCCTCCAGACTAACCTCAACTCCAGCACCTATGTCTTTACATATTGCTGTTAACCTTAAACGGTATTGGGTAGAAAGCATAAAGTATCCTTATTGTTGATATTATTTAACGTGAATAACTCCCTTCATCCCTGCTCCAGCGTGGGGATCACACTGAAAGTTATAATCTCCTGACTCAGGAAAGGTAACATCAAAACTATCACCAACAGCAAATGCTAAATCTCCGTGTGATAATTCGGGATGATCTTCTACTACCATATTATGTGGAGGTAATGCTCCATTAGTAAAGGTAACAGTCTCACCAGCATTGATAGTAAGTTCACTGGGTTCAAAAACTAAATTCCCACCTGAACCCATACTAATATCAGCAGCATATGCTGTTGATGCTAATGAAAAGGAAAGGAATAATGATGTTAACATGATAGTTAACCTAGACATCCACCACATAATTTCGTGTTTTAATTCGTTGTTTTTCATAATTAGTGTCCCATTGGGATACCTGCAGCCATCATACGAGAGATGTTATCAACCTCATCGTTATTACAGTAGTCAACAAAATGAGGATGCACCTGTAGCTCTGGTACATCCTCTTTGCTGTGTTCTATTGCTTCATATGCACTCATGGCATACTCACATATTTCATAATGATGTTGTTGTAGATCGTGATAACCTACCGTATAGTGTCTCTGTTGCGTAAGGGGCATGATTCTTTCAATCCCGTACTATACAGATATTTATAGCATAAAGTAGTAATTATTACCTAATTATGTGTGGACTCACGGACACTGTTAGAGAACCTGAACAACTCCATAACAATCAGGAATCTCATGGCACAACTTAGATTCTATACCTTGCTTCAATGTAATAGCACTCATTGCACAAGTAGAACAAGCACCACCTAACCTTACCTTAACAAAGTTTGTTTCATGTTCTATCTCTACAAACTCTAACCATCCACCATCTGCCTCTATGTAAGGTAGAAGTTCTTCTAAAACTTTAATTACGTTTTCTTCAGTTAATTCCATTCTCTTTTCAATTGACGAACATCAGATACACCATACAATGCTTTACATCTCTGTTCAGCATCCTCTCTTAGATTAGAGGGTGATATAAATTCAACCTTTGTTAATCTATTTGAGTTAAGCAATATTTGTGCTGACCATTTAGTTTCTTTCATCGTTTTACATCGTGAGCACAACCATCACCAGTATAATGATCACTATCATAGTAACCATTCTTTGTACCAAAAAATAATGATAATCCCACAAATGGTAATGCTGCAAGGATTAAAAATGTTTCTAAAATCATCTTTCTACTAATACATCTCCGTCATCATCTTCTTCCTCCTCAAAATTAACAACCATTAATTCCTCACCCCATTTGACTCCTTCCATCTCTGGATGAGGTGCAGGTATTCTAGTTTTAGGTCTTGGAGGTTTATTATATTCTTCTTGTACCATACTCATACTCTTCCACATGAATGCGAAAGCAGCACCAGCAGTTGCTGCAAACATTAATCCAAATAATAATCCAGTGAAAAAATTCATCAATCGCTATTCTTACTTCTAAGTTCTTGATTTAAAAGATAGAACCATACCACACCCAAAACTATTATAGCAAACATTCTAATAGAGTCTGGTGAGGTGTCTATCATAATACTATTGCACCTATAATAAATCCAATTACAGCATTAGCACACTTACTCTGATATGGAGATAGATTAAACTTCTTCTCTATCTTCTCTAAAATCTTCTTATCCCATTCAACTCCTTTATCAAATGAAGATTTAAGTAGTTCTTTAACTTTATTCATCTTCTTCATCCTCCGTAGTGTCAAGATTACCTAATGATTTATATTCCAATTGTTTTCTAAGAAATCGCACCTCTTTCTTCAAGAGAAGGTTCTCTTCTTCCAGAGTCTCACAATATTCAGAATAGATTATTACGCTCATAAAAGTATTTAACGAATTAATGTTCTCTTAACTATCTTAATTTGGGGCCTGATGCCCATCCAACTAAGACAATTCTTTCACCTTCAGTTACAGGTTTTGCTCTATGAGTTACCCTAGAATCAAAAACAATAGCAGATCCTAACCTTTTAGGTGCTGTTATATTATCACCCTTCCAATTTCTAATTTCTAACTCACCTCCTTCATACTGTGATTCATTTGATAATTGAATACTTATACTCAATTTTCTATCTAATCCAGGATGCCAACAAATTCCATAGTCAATATGCCATTCATAGTGTCCACCAGGTCTATACTTTAATATTTGAATATCATACTTATCTGATAGATCATATTGATAAGACTCATTATTAACGTCATTAATTACATTCTTAACAGCATGATAAAAAACAGATGTTTGATCTGGACAGAATATCTCACAAGAACGATAGTTAACTTGCTTTACACCATACTCATCAGTATATGATTGAGTATTATCTCTATATGCAAGATCAGGAATCTGAGAAAGGAAATCTGTCATTTCCATTACCCTATTGGCAACAACTTGTTTAAAGTAATATGGTTTTACTCTTTGTTCTAGTTGTTGCCTTATAACTTCACGATTCATTCCCATAATAAATCACATTTTAAAGATTGTATTTTTCCTCTGGTTTTGTATCAGTAGTAATCTTAAGAGGTGCTTGCTCAATTCTAATTGTTTGAACAGGGCCAGCAGGTGCCTTTGCCATGATTGCTTCAATATCTTTAGCAGTAACAGGAGGTGCTCCATTACCATTACCGTTACCATTCATCTTCATAGTACCATCACCTTTCTTAGATGCGGTTTGAATTCCAAAGCTGGCCAGAACCCCTGTAAAAACCGAAGCTATAAATGTTGGATCAATTTTCTGTTGTGGGACACCTGGTATGGCTACATAATTTAAAGTCAATATTCCACCGCTCCAGGCAAGAACCGTAATTCTGACAGCCGTACTTATGATAGCCGCTTGTTCTTCAGCATCAGGAAGGATAGCATCTTTTGCTTTAGCAAAAAAACCTTTTTTCTTTGGTTCTTCTTCTAGAACTTCTTCTTCCTTTATTTCTTCAGACATAAAAATAAGAGTTGCTACTCTTATATAGTCAAATTAATTTTAAAATTGAATTGGAGCAACAGGTGCAACAGGTGAAGATGCTTGTGGTGAAGTTGGTGCTAGGTCATTAGTACCTAAAGGAAGTGCTGATCCACCGCCCATGCCACCAAGACCTCCCAAAGATCCTGTAACAGCTTCCATAACCTGAGATTTAACTCCATCAATGATGGATGCACGATTGACATATACGTATACCCCACTACCAACAACGGCAGTAGATACAACAGTAGACGCAATAGCAAGTACATTAATAATCTTTTGCATTTTAGATAACCTAATTCTATGTATTGTCATTTAGTGATTTATTTATAAAGGACTGTTTGTAAGCATTGTAGTAATCAACAACACCAGCACTGATAACATACTTCTCACACCACTCATCAGCACATTCATAGATTGCTTTGTTGTTACCCTCATGACCATATTTGCTCATAAGAATTTTGAGTACTTCTCGTCTCAATTTTAATTTTGCTTCATCCATGAGTAGATTGATTAAGTGCAGGTGGTTTCCTATCGCCTCCAAGTCTGAAACCACCAAAGGGACTTGCAGCAGTCATAGGGTAGCGAACGCCTTGTGACCTTTATATTATAGCATAAAAAAAGACCCTC